CAGGTATCCAGCGGTTCACCGCCGCGGTCGTTAACCGTTCCGGCCGGACCGTTAATCAGTTCGTCGGCGCGCTTAACGTTGCCCATGAATATTTCCGGCGTCGTCGTTCCCAGTGGCGGGTTAAGTTCGGCCATGTTTTTTGCTCCAAAAAGAGGCTTCGCCCAAACGAGGGTTTGAGCGAAAAGAGTTAATTAGGGGTTGTTATGGGGTATTACGCGACGTCGCCGGGGTATGTGGCGTCGTCGTACTGGTAGAAAATTTCTTTATATTCAGGTGCAGTAATCTGACAGTTGCTGTCTCCCGATGGGGCAACCTCCTGGACTATCCCATGCCGCGCACCCTTTTCACTGTCGCAGAACAATAACTTCGGCAGGTCAATATCTGGGTCGTCCATAATCCAGTCGTCGGGATGCAGGTCGTCGTTGTACGGCACCGTCAGCGTGAAATCATCTACCCGTTGCGGCGTGAGCATTCGCGATGATGGTCGACCGTCCTGAAATTGTATCCAGCAGCGAGGATTCGCGTAGCTCCAGTCCAGTGGCTCCGTGACGTGAAGCGTAATTTCCTGGAAGTCGTAAATCATCGCGTCAATCAGGCAACTTTGGGTTTTCCCGGTTGGAATGTCGTCGGACAAAATGATGTGATCACCGAAGTCATGACACCATCCCAGCATTGAAGTCGTAGCCGTATACGTTCGGCGTTGGTGGAGATATTTCATTAACCGACGCATCCCGATACGCCAGGCGCGATCTGCAGTCATGGCAACATCAATGGTGTAGGACTCCGTTTTGCGCGGAAAAGGATTTTCCGGCGTCCGGCACTGTACGGTTTCCTCCGCCCAGGTCACAGGGTTGATATATTTCACATCCACGCCATCAAAATCATCCTCCGACGGCACCCTGAATGACGTCTGCATTTCCTCCACGGTATCCTGAGGAGTAATGATCCCTGTCCAGCTTTTGACGCCCTCTCTCCCGACAGAAAGCAACCCGTCAGACAGCAGAAAATACCCCATGCCAGCCTCGGCTATTTTGTCGAAAATATCCTTTGCTGACGTGCTGTCACTGCTTGCCTGGTGATCAAAATATTCTCCCCTTGGCGTCCAGTAGGTAGCCTCCAGCGTACTGAGTGCCGCAATGTCGATCTGGTCGTCGCGATATCCAAGACTGCGGGCAAGATGCAGGAACGCACCGCTGATTGTCCTGTCACCACCGCCATCATAGTTTCGCGTGGCGACAACACTCACACGCTTGTCTGACTGCGCCGCCAGCTGGCCGCCGGTTTCAATCGTGATCCCTATTGTTGATATCCCTGCGTAGGAGGTTGGACGGGAAAGTAAACGACCTCTGAGCGCCTGCCAGAACATGCTGTCTCTCGCGTTGTTGCTCCCCTGCTCGTTACGGCGGCGGCATCTAACCTCCACCAGCCCGGGAGAGGACAGATCAAAACGCTCTGTAAAACCGAGGCCATTAACGTTTTTAAGCGCGTAAACCCCTGGCTTACTCGTCCACCCTGATCCGGAACCATAAACGCGATACTGGATTTCATACTCGACATGGCGGACCCGCTTATTCCCGTTGTTCTGGAACCCGCAAATTCCGTTTGGGAAAGCAAAGTTGACCTCGAAGGCGTCCACAACTTCATTTTGCGGGCAGGCCAGAAAGGGGCCGAGCCAGGTTTCATTATCGTTAATACCAGACGCGGCAAAATCCACGACGGTTCTGGTCATAAAGCCTGACCAGGTGCTGTCAACGACACCGTTAACCATACGCTGTACGGTCGCAGAGGGGCCATCAGTTGACGCTATCTGGTATTCGTTGCCACGGTGCGCCAGGGAAATCCGCTGGGTGCCTTCCGGCAATCCGGAAAAGGCAGTGCCAGAATCGTATGCCAGCGTCACGCTGGCTGTTACCGCAGGGCTTCCGCCGCTGGATGCTGTACCAGCTGTAAATACCGGGCTGTCGCCAAATACTGACGCAGGCAGGAATGATGACGTAATGGAACCGCCACGCCAGGGGCTGGAGATCTCCACGATACGTATCACGCCGCCATCATCCTGAGCAATGAGCCCCGAACCATTCAACCCGCCGTTAATCGCTGCGAGCAAGCCAGACATTGTGCCGTAGTTGGCGACCAGAGATATGGTATAGGTGATACCCTGCCAGGTCAGAGCAAAGGTCTGGCTGGTTGTCGTAAAGTCATACGTTGACGGCGAGGCACTGGCGCGTAATACCGCAGTCGCTCCCCCTGTTCCCGGAACGGCGTCCTGATGAGGGGTATACGTGGCGATCTGCAGGTCATAGTCAGTACCGTTAAACGTTAGGGTGACAGGCATTCCGCTGAATGGCGCAATCTCTGACACGACGTCGCCTGTCAGCACGTTAAAACCGCCCTCGATGGATACCTGATAATTCACTGGCGCTTTCAGGGTGACAATTGCACCGGCGATCCAGCCAGGAGGAAGTTTGTTCTCATCCTCGTCTTCATCATTATCATCATCGACATCGAGGCCAGAAAACGAGACGGAGGCACCGCTGACGGTCATGGCATCAGCAACGATATCACTGGCTTCAGGGGCAGTCTGAGCCATATCGAGGCCGCTGCCGCTTGACGTTCCCCCAACTTCCGTTGAGTTGAACCATATCTCACTGCGACGATCCCCAGCCACATTATCGCCGGGCCCATAGCTGGTATATGAAAAGCCCTCGCCTAAGGTCAACGCCGGAGTTTCTCCTACCCGAAAATCTCCACCGGTATAGGAGAAACGCCCATATCCAAGGCAGACAAACATTTCGACCGTCACCCTGGTGGGATCAGCAGGGTCGAATCGCGTTACCGGCTGCACCAGGTAATCAGGGTAAATCCGGTTTCGCCCAAAAGCCTCCCTAACGGGATCGCCAAGCTTCGCTGTATTGGCTTTAGCCGGATTCAGATCCAGCGATGAAGCGTTACTGGATGAAAAACCGCCCAGCTCTGGTTTTGGGGCAAAGAATAATGCATAGGCCGTAGACGCAATGGATACGGCCACAGAAACCCACGCGGCAATTTCAAGACCCGTGCCATACGGAATGGGATATATCCGCACATCGCTGTCTGGCCGCAACAAACATAACGGCCATTCTGCCGGGGGAACTGCCCGGCCGTTCAACTCGATCACGACAGGATGAGTTTTATCCTGTGAATAGCTCGGGACATTTCTGCTCAACCACTCATGCAGCGTCAGCACACCATGCTCGTGCGTTTCAAGGGGTTCACCCGGTAGCCGGGACGGGTAAAACTTTATCGTCATTGCCAGAACTCCACGCGGTTAAAGCGGCGGATAAATCGTGCCAGTGGCAGAAACGTAACCCCCGAGCCTGGATTACATTCCGCGACCTGTAGCTGGTTATCGAGCATCACAACGATCCCGACATGGGAAACTGTTGAGCCCGAATAGCAGGCCACTCCGGCACCTTCACAGGGGTCACAACGCTTCAGCGAAAGCATCAGCTTTCTCGCTTCCCGGTCGAGGCCCCCGCCGTCTTTGGTCACACCTGCAAAATCCGGCCATTCAGGTAGCCCCAGGTCGCTGCGTATTTCATTCACAATGCCGAAGCAGTCGAGTAGCGGGTAGGCTCTACCGCCCTTCTGCCATTTAACAGAACGGTATTTATCAGGATTAAACATATTTGCCTCAGGTTAGTAACGTAAGCCCGGATGCTCGGCGAGGTTGTATCGTTTACGGGGCCAGGCTGTTTTGAGGACATTCATATAGCCTGCCGTGACCTGAACTGCTGTCGGCGTCCAGGAGCCGGATTTGATATCGAGCGTATACGGTGATGATGCCGGAGCAGACAGATCGGATGAAATGTACCGCCGGAATGTCAGCGTGGCTGATTTCATTTCATCCAGAATTTTATCGATCGCCTCTGAAACCCGTCCGTCAATATTGCTGATAGCAAACTTTAAATCCTGTGTCCCATCGGCGTTCCTGGCTGGTAAGGCGATATCTATCGCGCTGGCATCAAACGTCACCGGCTGACCATTTTCCAGCGTCACTGAAACGTCATCCCAGCCACTGGTTAGCCAGTAGTTATCATCGCCTGCTGATATCTGCAGCGTATCGTGAATAACCTCCGATCCGCTGCTGGCATATAGTCGCTCAAGAATTGTCATGCTTCGGCCACTCTCTGTTTAGCGCAATATCCAGTAACGACTGGCCAGCCAGCCATTCCGGGTAATTCCCCCAGCCAGAAGGCGGTAACGGGCGTTCCCATAATTCCAGCGTTGCGCTGTACTGCCAGTATTTTGGCGCGACCAGCGTCGGCCCTTCGTAAATATCCACGAACCTGGCTTTATAGGGCTTTACCCCGATGGGAGTCTGGAGTTTCAGATAGAACCAGGACTGGCCATCTTTAAGCGCATCCCTGAAAAACGCCTCAAACACCTGCGCCAGAGCATCAGTTTTAAAAATCCATTTAACCGATGCCTGGGTGGGTGTTGAGGTATATCGCCTTCGTTGTTGAGCGCGACCGGACGTCATCTCCGTTCGCAGTAAAGGTGATATGGGCTTAAACCCGTACCCGTCCATAAGCGGCATGGGCAGGTATTCATCCGGGTAGAAAATATCTGCCATGAATATTCCCTCCGGGCAGGTCTATCTTGGTTTTTTAGATTGGAGATTTGAATAAATAGCCCGACCGAATTTCTTCTGGGGGTTATTTACTTCGGCGGTTAATGTGTTAACTATCCGCTGTTCCAGAGCGTCATTCCTTCGCTCAATTGCCTGCATCGTTATGTCATCCGGTTTACCGGTGAACGTACTTCTGGCATCTACGCTGACAGCAATTCGTGGCTGTGCCTGGATCTGCTTCGCAGCGTTCTGTACCGCCGGTGATTCCCGCCCAACAGCTCTGACCCCCAGCGAACCATCAGCGCCACGGGTAAGGGGCATGATGGCTTCCGGCCCGGCCTCCCCGAATACACCTGCCCCTTTCGCAAACGCAAAATATTGAGGAGTGCTGTAAACACCATTGCTGTAGGCAGAAAGTGACGGAGAATCGTAAACGCCTCCGAGAGCGTTAAATGAAAAATTAGCTCCCGCGCTTTGAATAGCGGTACCACCACTTGCCGCACCGCTGGCACCGCCAAAAAGACTACCGAACAACCCACCCGCTCCGCCGCCAAATGACGCCATAATTGCTTTGGTGATTAACGCCTGTGTTGCCATCTGGATCAGCGTCTTAATCACCGTTTCGCCCAGGGAAGAGAAAATATTAGACATCCCATCTTTAAAAGAAGCAGCGCCTGTCAGGACGTTTGTCAGGTTGTTGGAGATAGAGTTTGTGGTGGCATCCAGAATCTCGCTGGTTGCAGTGGCAGCCATTGAACTCAGATCAGAAGCCTGATCGGCATAGTTCATCAGGGAATCGCTGATTCCCGCGCGCCAGTCTGACTGCTGTTCATCGGTTTTTTTGTAATACTCCTCCTGAATATCCAGGCGTTCGGCAAGCGCCGTTTTAAGCGCTTCCGTTTGCTTTTTATACAGGTCTTCGGAAATCTGCCCACGACTGAAATCACGCTGTAAGTCACGCTGCTGCCTGAGAAAATCAGCGCGAATATCCGCCATTTGCTTCATTCGGTCACGGGCTTTATCCCCCTGTCCCGCACCGAGGAAATCGATATTCCCCCTTTCCCGGGCGGCAGCATTACTGTCGGCCAGACCTTCGCGGAATGTTTTTAACTGTTCAGCGATATTTTTCTGATCAATAAGCGCCGCATTGTGCAGCAACGTTTCCTTTTTGGATTTTTCAAGCGAAGATAATTCCCCCTGAGTAACCTGATATTTCATCTTTGCCAGTTCAGTGTTTTGGCTGGAAAGAGCAATTTGCTCCCGTTGCTGTTTAATCAGCCGGGTATAGGTATCTTCGGTTTTCTCCGCCTCGGTTTTCCCATGCCTTCCTTTTGGCTTAGGTTTATTTTCCTGGTTGTTTCTCCATTCATTCAGGCCGTTATTAATCAACTCCTGCCGTCCGGTCTGAAACTGAGGAGCGTTAGTTAACCCCAGGTCATCCGCAGCGTAACCCAGTCGTGCGCGTTCTTTGTCCTCTCCTTTGAGTTTTGAAAGCGCCAGGTCACGGCGGCTTTTTTCCAGTGCAGCCGTTTGCTGGGTTGTCAGGTCTACCTGTGGTAAGCGTAGTGGTGCGTTTACCAGCCCCTGCCGGGCCATGAGGAGATTATTTCCGAGACCCAGCAAACGGTTAAATTCAGTATGCTCACCGTTCATCATTAATAACGATTGATATGCTGAATTCTGTTCTGCGGCCTGCTGCCGGATTAATGCTATTCGCCTGTTCTCTATCCCTTCCAGTACCGACTGGATCGACTCAGACTTAGCCTGCATCTGAGTCAGCCTCTCCTTTTCAACGGCCAGAGCGGAAGTCGCTTCTTCCAGACTACGGGTGACCGTTTCAACCGAAGTAAGGTGGTTTATCATGAAACCGCCACTGGTTGTCGGCCCGGGGTTGGACAGAACATACTGATAACCCGCAATCTCTTCCTTCAGGCTTTTTACTTTTGATGCCTGTGCATCAACAAGACGGTTTTGCTCCTCCAGCGCCTGACGGGTTTTGGTCTCATTATCAGAAACTTCGGGCAGGGACATTGATTTTGTCTTTTCACGGACTGCATCAATGGTGTTTGCATATTCCTGAGCGGATAATCTGGCCTGTTCCTGATTCTGGTACATCGTGTACCAGGCACCGGCACCAAGCAGAACCAGCCCTGGAATACCGCCAACGAGGCTTAATGCTCCCCCCATGAGCCGCGAACCTACAGCAGTAACCGAGTTCAGCGCAGTCTGAGCGGATACTCTGGCCTGAATATTACGGTTAAGTGACTCCTGCGCCAGTGAGAGCCGTTTTTCTGCGGCGGCCTGCGCGTCTGTACCCCGCGCCGCTGCCAGTGCCTGCTGCGCACGATAAACTGCAGCACGCGCGCGAGCTGTCGAAACCTGCGTCCCTCTGACCTGGGCTTCAGCTAAAGCTACTTCACTTTTTGCGGCGTTAATAATCCCAGCCGTTGCAGAGCTGGCACCAAGAGCCATATTTCCCAAATATCGGGCTGCGCCAACGGCTACAAGCGCTCCGGCAGCAGTGGCGACCTGATCAATATTGTTGGCTACGCCATCAAGTAATCCGGTCAGGGTATTTGTGGCGCCACTAGCTTCATTAGCTCCACCGACCCATTCCATAAAAGCGTTTTCAACTTTTGTTGCCGACGATGAAACAGTCTGCGGCAATTCACCATATTCATTCCGTAGCTTACCAAGCTGGCTGATGAGGGCTGGCACTACTTTATCAATGGTTAACTGCCCCTGATCCGCCATAGATTTAAGGTCTTTACGCGCAACCCCCATCCCTGCCGCAAGCGCCCGTATAACCCTGTCGCCGCTCTCGTTGACTGCATTGAATTCTTCACCTCTCAGCACGCCCTGCGCCAGAGCCTGGCTAAACTGAGTGATGACCGAACTGGACTCCTGAGCATTCGCGCCAGAAAGTTTTAAACCAGTAGAAATAGCCTCAGTAATATCCAGCACCTGGCTAGAGCTGTAACCATATTCCCGCATTGAGGCTGCTGAACGGGAAAATAAATTAGCGTTGTCAGAAAAAGATGTGCCCGTTTTCTGGCTGATATCCATCAGCTGTTTTTGAGAGCTGGTAAAATCATCAGTTGACTGAGATGCCTGTTTTAAGCGGGCGTTTACTGAATTCCATTCATCAGCCAGGGATATCAAATGCCCCGTAGCAAAAGCACCAGCAAATGCCCCGGTCAATCCAAGTGCGGTAGCCTTTGCTGACTCCATCTGGTCAGTTAGCTCTACAACAGAACGGCGAGTTTCCCGAACTGAAGCTGCAGCCTGCCTGCCGCCATTCTGCATTGTCTTATAATAGTCAGCCCCCATACGTGACGCGCGGGCTATCTCGGTCTGGAATGACTGAGAGTTAGCAGAAACTTTAATGATAAGTTCACGCAGGGTTGCCATTTCATTTCCTCAGAAACAAAAAGCCCCACATTGTGGGGCTTTTTTATGATTTCAATATTATTAAATTAAACCAGCTTTTTTCCTTGCTTCTTCCAGATAATCTTTTTCTGGTTCCTCTTTTTTATGAGCAAGTGCAATCAGAAGATCAATTTGTGCACTTTGCTTTTCAGAGATTTCTTTAAGCATAGCGATCTGATCATTAGCTCTTACGCTTCCTCTGTTCAGGAAATACCAGATAACAAGATCAATAAGGCGAGCAAAAACAAATAATAATATCCAGCCAGTAGTAGTCATTTAAAGCACTCCGTGTGTCAAAAAAACAACATAACACCTGTTATGAGTGGCATCCACACGAATTATTACTGGCTATGCTGACGCAGCCAGCAGTGCCGCTTCCAGCCCTGCAAAGGGATCGCCGCCGTCGTTTACCTCAATCTCTTCTGTGCTCCACTGAAGCTGAGCATCTTCAATGGTGACTTTAACGCCCTGCGCTCCGTAAACCGCAGATACCAGCTGAGCATTGAGGATATCGCCGCGAATATCGCCGATTGGGCTGATACGGTCGTACTCAGCCCACATCCTGAATTCGCCAACCGTCATGGTTTGTCGCAGTTCGCCCAGCGTGCGGCCCATCCGGAGCGCCAGCGCCATCAGGAACTGCATGCCAGGCATTTTTACTTTGCTTTAGCATCATCCGCGTCACGAATGAGATCAAGTGCCTGCTTCAACAGCCGGGAATGCACAGGGCCATAGATCGCTTCAACCTGTTCGGTGTCATCGACAGTAAAGACGGGCTGCAGGTCGGTATCCAGCAAAATATCGATGAAAAGCGTGACGTCGGCCCGCATCGTGCGGAAGGCTCGTTCTGAAGGGGTCAGTTCTGGTGCCTCCTGGGGCTCCTGCCCTTCCGGTAGTTTGGGTGGTTCCGGGCTGGCAATGCCCTGCCAGCGAATCCAGGCTTCTGCTGATGGCTCACGAATGATGACTTTTGCGTTATCCCACTCCGGAACGGAGACTTCTTTTTTACGAAAGCCCGCCATCGGTGCCAGTGCCAGTGCTTTAAGACTCGGTTTTGACATTAATTTTATCGCCGGTCTCCCGGCGCTCCGTTAATTGATTGTGACGGTGCAATCAGAAGAAGTGATCACAGTGCCATCGGCATCAGTAACCACGCAGGAATAAACCCCGGCATCACCGGATACAGCGCTGGCTTTCGTAAACGTTGCGCTGGTCTGGCCGCTGACCGTCGAGGTGCCCTTTTTCCAGGCGTAGGTATAAGGTGCCGTACCGCCCTGGACGACCACGCCCATGGTCAGGGCGCTTCCTGCCGCGACCGTTTGGGACGCCGGAAGGTCAGTAGCAAAGGACAGGACTCCTGGGGCGTTAATATTGGTGGGTTTACCTTTCAGACGCAGCGAGAACGTTGCAGCAACCACGCCATTGGTTTGAGAATCCCAGGTGTGCTGTCGTACCTCAGCGCGCATCAGGAATCCATTACCAGACGGGAAAATAACCTTAAACCCATAAACCCCGTCGTTATCATATGCGGCACGAAGTGCATCCTGCGCCGGGTTGCGGTAGAAGTTACCGGAAAGTGACATTTCAGACGGAGAAGGAAGGCCGTTGATATTTTCCGTTTCATCCGAACAGAGCGTTGTCACGTCAATATCGTTTTTCTGACCAGCGGTAAAGCTTGCCTGTTTGATAGTGCAACTCAGGTTTAACCAGGTTGCGGTATCCAGCTCTGCCTCGGTGACCGGCACAGAGGTAATCATTACTACCGTTTTTTGGGCACGTTCAAATAGTGCTGACATCGCAGCCTCCATAAATGAAAAAACCGCCAGTGGCGGTCGGATTGGATTGGTTTTTGTCAGGCAATGACCGTTATTTCGAGGGTTGCCCGATGAAGATGGGTTGTCGTGTCGTAGCCAGGAATTTTTGTCACCTCGACAGGTGAAAGTACCTGCAGGCGAGCCAGGGCGTCCAGGCGTAACGCTCTGGCTTCGTCATTCGTTTCAGCCCATACATCAACCTGAATGCGCAGTGTCGACTCTGCCTGGCCGCAGAAAACATCCCCGGCAACATCAGTCGGTATCGAGAAAATGACATAGGGAGTGGAAACTGCAGGAAGTCCGTCGCTGCCTAGCGGCACCACATACGGATAAACCCGCCCGTCTGCCAGCGTCGACAGCAGGTCATAGAGATCATCCTCTGTCATTTTGATAACACCTCATCGATAGCCTGATTCATCCGCTGCATCGCCACCTGCGTAGCTTCTTCCATGCGGGTATCAAAAGCTGGGCGAACAAACGGATGTGCAGGCGCTGTAGATGTTCCCAACTCCACGAAGCGCCAGTAAAACGCATTCCGCTTGTTGCTGGCCTTCATTGTATTGTCGCTGTTCCCCGTTCGCGGGTTAACGCCACGAATATGCACCCCAGATGAAATTTCACCGCGACGGCGACTTTTCTGGGTGACGACAACAACGTTTTTCTTCAGTTTTCCGGATTTCTCAGGAGCGCGATCAATCACCTCCTCGCGGAGCAATTCGGCACCAGCACGGGTCGACTCCCGGAGAACTTTATTATTTTCGGCCTTGCTGAGCGTTTGCAGATCGCGGGCAATATCCTGCAACCCGGAAAAATCCAGATTCACATCAATCATTTTTCGGTCCCCTGTTTGCAGAGAATTTCCAGCCGGGTTCCTTTGATATCCGGAACCGGAGGCCCAGTGACATTCAGGACGGCATCTTTGTATGGTCCATTCAGTACTTTCAAACGGGAAGAAGCTGAGATGTCTGTACGAAAACGCACCCAGACGCGAATGGTGGCATCAGCACGCTCAACGCCAGCGGCTAACAGCTCCCTACCGCTGATCCCTTTAACCTCGGCCCAGATAGTTTTTCCATCAGCCCAGCTTTCTACCGGCTGGCCGGAAGGTGTTTTTGATATTGTGAAGTTCTGAATAGTGACGCGATGCCGTAATCGTCCTGCCTGCATAATTCCTCCTAGAGCGGAATATAGCGGTACGGCTCTATCAGCGATGTAAAGCCAAATGGGATGCTGGTTTTTGCTGCGTCTGACGACTCTTCTCTGTTTTCATACCAGTGCCCGACAAGCAGCATCAGCGCCAGGAGGATGTCGTCAGCAATCACCAGCCCGTCAGGATCAGTTTCCGGCACTTCTTCTTCATAAAGATGGCGGTTGATGAAGTTCTCCGCCTTTCGGCGCGCGGCACCATAATAGAGCGTAAGCACCTCATCTTCCGTGGTGTCGTCGATATCGATCCGACACTGCGCCCGCAACATCTCAATCGTTGTGCTCATGTGTTTTCCCTGGCCCGCAGCGAACTGCGGGCATAAAAAAACCGCCGGAGCGGTGGAGGTTGAAGCTGATTATTGCCTTAGCCGCCAGATGCCGGTTTGCCCACCAGCGCCTTAATCGCGCCAGTATCTTCAAGCACACAGTCGAAGCGATGAAAGGCCAGGAAGCCAGTCTGATCATACTCTGCGTAACGCTCAACCAGCCGTTTCAACGTCATGTAAGTGACACGACGAACGATAAAGCGGTTAAAATCGCCGAAGTAGGCAAATTTGGCACCAGCCGCGATATCAGGAATAGCCTGGTCAACGACATACGGCACCTGCAGAACAGTAGCAGGTGCGCCACCAATAATGTTCGGTAACCAGAGCGGGCGGCCCTGTCCGTCCTCCATTTCCTCCACCAGCTGCAACGTTGCATCGTTAAAGGCCCAGCGCACCTTTGGACCGTTACGGTATGCCGGGTCGACAGAGTGCTTCAGTGCGTTCAGCTCTTTCCAGGTAAAGGTGGTCGCTGCTGCGGTATTTTTGGTGCCAGTTACCGACGCAGCCAGCCCTTTAGGCTGCAGCGGGGTGCCGGTGCCGGTCCCTAATACCAGATACTTCGCTTCACCACGTCCGATGCGAGTGGCGATACGCGCGGCCAGGAACGCCTCGATATCTACGCCGCTGTCCTGGAGCAGTTCATTGGATACGCGAATGATTTTAGAGGACAGTTTTTTAGCCCCCAGCGTTGCACCGCCGAAAGACACGTCTTCTTCACTGGTTTCAGTGTTTTCGCCAAGCAGTTCACCTTCTTCAGTGGTACCGTCAGAGGTCGCCCAGTCAATGTCCTGGCCGTTGGCGGTATTCAGAATTTGCGCCACACTGGCAATTCCACCGTAATCTTTCAGTGCTTCGACGATCTTATTGCGGAACTGGGTTGGTACGGTGTAACCCCCTTTTTCATCCGGCGTCGTGCCCTGAGCACGCAGCTCCTTTAAAGCCTGGCGTTCTTCAGCGCTCATCTCGCCAAGACCACGGCGCAAAAACGCATTAAACGCCGCAGCACGACGTTCATTAGCCTGTGCTTCCGGGGTTGCTGGATCACGATTCTGCTGCTGGCGCTGTTCCGGCTCGTTTTCGTGGATATAGTCCTGATCCTGGCGGCGCAGTTCCTCTTCGCGTGCAATACGCTCATCAAGGGCGTCAAGCTCCGATTTTGCAGCGTTCCACTGAGTACGCTGTTCATCGGTCCAGGGGGTATCACCAATTTTGTCATGCAGGGCACGCATATCTTTGGCGATGATGTTACGTTTTTGCTTCATTTCATGCAGTTTCATGATTTTTCCTTACGCGTTAAGAAGGGTCAGCAGGCGCTCACGCGCCATTCGTTGATTAATGGCGTTCTTTAGCGCACCGCTGTCGCGCGCCTCCTGCCAGGCTTTCATCGATCGGACGCCGGAGTCGGCCTCCTGATATGCGGGATAAGTCACCGGACTGACATCAAACAGCCGGGAAAACTTTGATATTTCACGAATAACGATCCCTTCATCGTCCTGGTACCAATTTTCACCGTCATGGGATACCCGGAAGGCAAAAGATGACTGGTTAATGTCACCGCGCATCATCGGCGCCAGCACCAGATCGCGGATAGTTTGCGTATCCGGCGCTGTAATGTCGTAACGCAGGCCGCGCTCATCGACAGACAGGGATAGTGTCCCGGCAGCGCTCCGTCCGAGAATAAAGTTGGGGTCATGGTTAAACAGCCCGCGGACATCATCATTCAGCACATCGTCAAATGCTCCGGGCTTGATGATTTCACGGAATCCCCATAGGGGTTCAGAACGGCTGTTGAACACCGAGCCATAGCCCAGAATGCGGGTAGGTTCATCGGTGCGTTGCTCGGCTCTGACTTCCCCGCTGTAACAGCGCGTTTCACGGTCATTCATTGGGCTTTTCCTCGTCGGTTTTAGGTGCCTTAAAATCGTCTGCGGGGTTCGCGGCGTTAACGCTAACCAGCATTTCATCCAGGCCATCTACCGGATTCATGTCTTCGAAGGCTCGCGCTTCATTGCGGCTCATCCAGCCATCAGTGATCGCAAAGTGGTAGAACTGGGCACGTTCCTGCGGGGTCCCGCGTAGCAGGCCTGTCAGGTTAAACCTGACGTAATATCCGGCAGCCAGTTCAGCACGGGTGAACAGGCGGCGATTGAGTTCCTGTTCCCAGTTCGTTACCCACGGCATGATCGTGTATCGGACAAACTGAATGGCCTGCTGCGTAATATTTGAGAAAGTGGCTTTTTCGAGATCGTTAATCATGTGCGCCGGTACATTAAATATCCCGGCAATCATCGACCGGTTCAGCTTCGACATATCAATGATCTGGGCATCAACCGGGGAAACGGTGAGCGCTTTGTAATCCAGCTCTGCCGGGAGAAGCATTGTTTTATTCTCCTGGCTGCGCAAAGCAGCTGTAGCTTTTTGCCACGTGCTTTTTAAACGCCCCCAGCTATCTTCATTCAGCTGGTTTTTCACCGAAATAATGCCAGCGGGTCGCGCATTACCGTTGAAGAATGAACTGGTATAAGCCTGCCCGCTCATCCCCATGCCTATCGTCTCGGCATGCTGCATAATTGGGCTAAGCCCCATTTTCTGGTTGTTACCCAGCGCCCGGATATGCACCATATCGTCGGGATTGACGGCAAACGCCCCCTCTTCGTTGTAAACGCCATAGGTATACCGACCACCCGTGTTAAGCAGTGTCGTTTCCCAGGGCATGCAGCATTCCAGCCCGGAAACTTCACCACGACGGGAACGCTTCACCCAGGTGTAACCATTCCCCCAGCCCAAAATATGACGCTGTTTTAACTCACGCCACTTATAGCTGGTCTGCCACATATTCGGCTCATCGTGAACCAGGTAAAACACAGGGTGATCGCGGGCAGCTTCAACCTTGTTATTGGTTTTCCGCATAACATGCAGCGGCATCTGAGCGATATTCGAAGAGATAACGTAAATACAGGCATACACCGCAGCCAGCTTCATCGCCGTTTGCGGGCTGACAAATACGTCTCGGGCAAACACGTTATCGGTTTCAGCCGATTCACTCGTGATCGGCGTGGCCGGATTTTCCAGTGGTTCACTGCGAAAAAGAGCATCAAGCAGCATTATTCCCCCTCATTGCCGCTAACAGCGCATAAATGAGTAGCAGGGTTCCCGACATCATCAGAGACATCGCCAGCCCGAACTGGAGATACACGCCTGCAGCAAGCGAACCGAACCCGGTAAGCCCGATAACATCAGTGATTAGAGTTTTCATAGAAGTAAAAGGTCTTCGTCAGGATCGATAGTGGACAGGAAGTCAACTTCACCACCACCGTTAACAAGCAAGCGACTCATCGCAATAAACATCGCGGCAGGACCGTCAATTTTGTTTTCAGGCGTGGCCTTGTTGGGGAAAATATTCTCGTTTTTGTCTGGTTTGACGGTGACGTTTGACATCATCCATGTCATCACCGGATTGCCATCGTGATGAAAACGCCCGGCGTAAATTTTTGCCTCAACCTCCTTCATTGCTTCAGACAGGTTTTTAACCGTCTGAGGGACTTCAACAATCGGTACACCTTCAGCTGCTACCGACAAAGCAAACTGAGTGGCACTCCACGGGTCGTATGCAAACTCGTTCAGCGAGTTACCTCGCGCCCATTCGATCGTTTCCTCTTTAATTACTGCGTGGTCAACGACATCGCCATCGGTAAACTCAAGGAATCCAGCTAGATTCCATTTTCTGTAAAGGTCCGCCTGCTGCTTGGAACAGGCTTCCAGCCGACCTTCAGGTATCCAGAATCTGGAGCGGACATAAACATCGCCATTTGGAGCAAGCCAGACTTTAACTGCAGCTGAAATATCAATTTTGTTGGAAAGGTCAACGCCGAGCCACATTGACCAGTTGGCCGAAGTGGAGTCGTCCCAGTCGTCACGGCATTTTTCCCAGCGCGCCATATCCATCCATGCTTTTTCACCCTGCACCCAGATATTGAGATGCTTGGTAAAAAAACCGACACGCGCCGCCACCTGCTCTTTCGCCTTTTTAGCCAGGCGGCGCATATCGTCCCAACGCTTACATATCCCCAGGCCGGGATTTGCTTTCGGCCAGTTTGCCTCGTCGAAAGGATCGTCCCCCTCATCCAGGGTATAAATCAGCGCAAAATAGCTGTCATCCTTAATTGAAAGTGGGTCAGGGTTATCAAAGTTCTTCAGAACCTTAATTGCATAATCACGTTGCTCGTAGCAGATACCTTCTTTATTAAAACCCGCAGTAGTGATTGCAAAAATAAGGGACTGCAGGCGCGCCCCGGTCGCTGTTTCCAGAACTTCCCAGACGTCACGGGTTTTATGTGCGTGCAGCTCATCAACGATCCCGCAGTGAATATTAAGGCCGTCGAGGTTATTCGCATCACTGGCTACAGGTTCGAATTTTGAACCCGTCCGCTCCTGGTGAATATTCAACTTATTACTACTAAACAATCGGCCCAGTGTTTTCGGTGCCAGCTTAATCATGCGCTTCGCATCATCAAACACGATGCGGGCCTGATCCCTGGTTGTTGCTGCGGAATAAACCTCAGAACCACCCTCACCGTCGGCACCAGTCATATAAAGCCCGATGCCAGACGAAAGCGTTGATTTTGCATTTTTACGCGCTACTTCGTCATAGGCGGTACGAAAGCGACGCACAAACATGGGGTCGCCATCGTCGTCAAGAATGCTCTCAAACGTTATTTCATCTATTAGCGGGACGACAAACCCGAAAAGGTTAATCAGGATGAAGGTGTGCCAGTCCATCAACTCGATCGGCTTGCCGGTCAAGTGCCCCTTTACATGGGGGACGAAGTTATAAAAATCGAGAACGTGCTGGGCGCGGCCTTCATCAAAATAAACACCGCGCTCCGGGCCGTGCTCTAAATCATGAAAGAACCGCTGGCACGCAAGACGCACCAGTTCGCCAGCAACGATATCGCCAGATACCACGCGCTCGGCGTAGCGGAATCCATCTGCAACGGTTGCCATTCATCATTTGCGCTTTTTAAGAAATTCTTCCAGTGGGTCGGCTTCTGCCGGGCCTTTTGCACCAACCTTTGATCGGCTGGCAGGTGTCATGCCGAATTCGCTCAGCATCGCTCTGATCCGTTTCCACGCATCAGCCTTCATGACTGCTGCAGGGTGCGGTTTTATCATTCTGATTTCCCGCTCCCCTCCTTCATCTGAATCATCTTCGCTGTAGACGGCATAGGTGTAACCTTCACGATCAAGAGTGTCGCAGTGATGCCGGTATTCAACATAGGCTTCTATCAACAACTCCAGCGCTTTAGCATCAAGCGTGGTCAACACGCCGACGGCATCAAGTTCCTCACCAATACGCTTGAACCAGTACTTGCCCTGTTTATCGAAATGTTTCGGTATTGGGGGGACCCCTGACGGGGGTTTTGGCTCGTTCTTATTGATCGGGCGCTTGGATGGGTTCCCCTTCACTAAAGCCAGATGTGTCGGGGTTTTCGGTGGTCCTGGCATAATCGAAAACTCCTATTAATCATTGGATGGGGGACCCCAAAAAAAAGTTTTCTAACCTGCGGCGGTGTGAAAAAAGGTTAGGCGGCGGTCCTTTTGGCCTTTGCCGTCAGGGATTTGACCCCGCCCCCCTCCCCCTCGTTTCAAATGAGAATCGATATCATTTAATGCGTTCGCGCCCGGTTTTCGTTCGATGGCAGGGCCAACACAGGCTTTCGAGGTTCGAATCATCATCGGTACCCCCAAGAGCCTTAGCCTTGATGTGGTCAACGGTCTTTGCAGCGACAGCTCGACCGCAGCGAAGGCAGTTCTGACACAGGTGATTGTCACGTTTAAGGATACGAGATCGCTTAATGTCCCACTGACTACCATAGCCGCGCGCGTGCCTGCTCTTGCCATGCTGGTGCTGCTGCCATCCCTCATTGCGATGCTTCTCACAATATCCCAAACGATCAGTGGTGGTGCCAGGGCACCCTCGCTTACGACAGCTGCGGGGAATCAATGTAGGCATCGTTCTCCCCTCACATTAGATAGCAATGTCTGGCACCTTCCTTCATTTCTGTAGGTGGTGATGAGCCCATGGCTATCGAGTACATCAACTATCACCTCACCTTTCTCATCTTTTACAGATAAAATGTGTTTTTCCTCAATACTATCAAGATACTGCGAGAGATATTCAATTTCAGTAGTTATGAAACTACTTTTACCATCATTGATAACAGGCGATAAACAAAATCTATCTATAGTTATGATCATTGTTTCCCTCACAATTTATTACATGGGGTATTTGATAAATGAATAGTTAGGTATAACATGCAGAAAACAACGTAAAAGGGTAAATCTGTATGTCTAGACAAGGTACGTTAGAACTATTGCAAGAAGTGGAAGAATGTCTTGAAACAATGAAAAAAAACCAGCAAATCAAGCCAGTAAAAGTTAAGTCGCTATTAGAAAACTTGCGGAGCTCATTAGAGTATGTAGCTAATGATGCTTATGATAAATTTGTTGGAAACAACAACACAATGGTACGTCCTAAAATCTATTTCCCATATGGAAAGCAACGATTTGTAGACAATTTTTTCTCAAAAACACTGAATATAAAACAGCCATCCTCAAATCCATTATACAAAACTTTTAACTCGATACAAGATTATCACACTGGTAAAAATTGGCTGGGAATGATGTGTAACCTTACAAATGAAGTTAAGCATAGACAACCTATCTCTCTTAAAGAAGATAGTTCGGTTACAGACATTAGCATTAGCGCAGGCGGATTAGAATTAGTTAAAGCTGGAGCTTCATCAAGCATCGTTTTCGAGAATAATTATGTTGATGGAAAAAAAATACAGGATTTCACTCTCACTGATGGAATATTAAAAAAAAGTGGAAAGGGAATACCTCTAAACATTGTTATAACTGAAGAAAAGAAAATAAAATTCCATGGAAATGATTATGAAGTGATTCCTTTCATTGAATCATGCTTAGTAAACATAAGAAGCTTCATCGTTGAAGCATATGATGAGATAGAAAAATAATAATTACTTAGCAGAACTTAACGATACCACGATACTGATGTTAAATTAATTTAGTGCGGTTCTGCATCTTCATTATTAACAACCGCCAGCTCTACGAGTAACTGGCGGTCAATTTCACTAATGTTGTTCTCTTTTGAATTGATTGCTGGCAGTTGGCTTGCACTGCTTTGTTGTGCGCCAGGATATCGCGCTTGGTCTGCTGATCCAGCACGTCGATATCATGGTCAGTCAGATAGATGATCCGCACCCAACTGCAGGCCGTATCAACGACTACCGGGGCGGGTAAACTTTTCGCGCAGCTCCCGATCAACATCGTCATCAGGCATATGGCTAACAGTCTGCTGTACATCACTGGCCCCTTTCATGACTTCCGCCTTACGTTCTGCCGCGGCGACGGTGGCGGCGGCGTTCTCTTCGGTACGCTGCTGATCGGCTTTGGCTTCCGCCTTACTGGTCCCGCGAGCATGACCAATGCCGAACGCGCCAGCGATAGCACCCAGGATGACAACCACCAGCCCCGCTATAGCTTCGATTCCCATAATCACACCACCAGTACCGATTTTGCTTTCAGGAAGCGAGCGCGCCGGTTATTAATCCCGTTTTGTCCGCCGTTGATAATCTGCGTTACCCGGACAAGATCACCCGGATATTTCAAACAACCTTTTGAGACATAGAACCATGCTGCACTACGGGCCGCGTAGGAGGACTGCTCCAGTAATTCTGGCTGCGCAACCAGATCAACCTTCAGCCCGTTGCCGCAGTCCCGGAAATTAGAAAGTCCGGTTATTTGAATAAGTCCGCGCCCTCGATAAACCCAGCCATCAGTTGCCCTGTTGTTACCCAACCGCTTGCTATAGACAATGTTGGCGATAGCCCGCTGGCGCTCCAGAGGTAACACTGTTTCCGACTGGCTGCGCCCGAGAGAATTGGCCTGATCCTGCGTTAACCTGCCGTAACGAACAAAATCAGCAAGCCCGGCGATGCTGTAGTTGAAATTCTCCACTACCCTGTTAAACCCGAGGCTTTCATGGCCGCACTGAGCAATGAACATTGCCTGGTCGATGGCGGAAGTGATGCCAAACTCTTTCATCGCAGCTGTAATATGCGGATACCAGCGCGCAGCTAACCCGGCGCTGATACCAGCCGCCTTCTGGAATTGTGTTTGATTCATTAGTGCCTCAGTGCATCAACCAGACGCGCTATATTCCCCCTGAACCAGAGAACCGCGCCGCAGATAAGAATGTTTGCCAGTACCACCAGCCAGTGGGATGACTCGTACAAGCCAAACAGGAAACGGAAAGGGATGCTGGCATAAACCAGCACAGTGAAGTAAGCCATCAGCGATATCATGGGGCGGTGTCTTGACCCGTCGCGCCGGTAGAACATCAACGCACCAACAATTACAGCGCATATCACCGCATTGACGATTGCGCTCGGATCACTTGTTACCATTGCTTGTCCCTCCTCCACGTAAGCGAGAGAGAATCCCAAACAGGCTACCCAGATCCTGACTGTTAACGAACGTCAGCAATTTAATGGCTATGGCTGCAACGATTACAGCACCGAGTGCATCAAGCGGCCTGTCACTGTACCCCGTCCACTTTGAGAAGTAAGACCCCAGCAGAGGAGCACCAATCACACCGAAGATGAATGAAGTTATGAAGTAGCCAACCAGCTTTAGGCGGCTGATATTTACCGCCGTAGCGACATAGAACACCGCCCCAGCGAACGCACCAAATACCACGCCATAATCAATGCCAGTTGCAAGGCCGAACATACTGGCCCCCATCAGCCCGCCAGCAGCTACCGTTGTTCCAGAAACAGGATCGGACATTTAGCCCCCTCTTATTGCTGTGAGTCCTCTCAGTGCGAGGGGAATAAAAAAAGGCCGCATCGCGGCCTTTAACTTGATTTTAAAAATTATTTATCAAAATATTCGTGGCATGCGAGTATAAATTTACTGGCTGCTTTTTGTAGATTTAAAATATCCTTTTGGGTTGCATGCACTTCTAGAACAGGACCCAATTTTAATTTTATCTCAGCCATGTGGCTTAGCAATACTTTACCGGCTTCGTTTGGTTTTACTAAAAGCATAAGGGCATTCTTACTCAGCTCTGCCTTATAAATATTTTCTTGTATATTTTCCGGCAGCTTCAGCTCAGATACTGGTGCAACTCTTCTATTAATCAGCCCTTTTATCCATTCACTATACTCTATTGATATATAATGAACCGCCGTTACATAATCAGCAGCTGCCATCCTTATTTCTTCATTAATTTTTGTTTTAGCCTGCAATTTATTTTGATAAGTAGCAAGCTCATTATTACTTCTTATTGCTTTATATGCAATCCAGGCAGGAATAGCACCCGCAATAATTGCTGATAATAATGTTTCCCATGAAAATGAGCTATCTACTACTACCGAAGGTAGCTTATCAATAGTCAAATGAGAAAATTGATAATTAGAAAATATTGTGCCTTCAACTTTTTCTAATGGGAAAGGTATTCCTAGCCAAGCCATAACGCCCCCTGAATCGATCTGGTGGGGCAAGCATAACAAATAACCCGCCTATGTTGGCGGGTTAATCTTTACTACTGCTCAATTCGCTTTAACGTCCCGAGCCTATCACAATTCAAGCAGTTTCTGGCTCACTTTGCAAGTGAAATCTGTCGCCATTTGTGCCGAATGCGTCACACATTGGTGCGTACAGCATCGATTCCGCTAAACTAAGCCACGTATCAACTCTGCGTCTACAGGTCATGAAACACCAGTCGGGATGCTTTTCATAGAGCTCTTCCGCTATGCGGCGTTTGCTCTTCCGTAACCGGTAATGCTCCACCAGCAGGTGGTAAAGCTCTTTGTGACCTCCCGTAATGAGGACTGCCGCCAGCACCTTATCGATCAGCAGTCCTTCATCGTCTGTGCAGAAAGCCAGGCCGCTTTTGTTTTTCCCTGCGAGTATTTCACGAAAGAACGCCTCCAGTTCTGGCTTCGAGATACCCGATTTCTTCATCCGGCGTAATGCTTCGTTGATGGCTGTTTTGGTAACTTTCCCGGAGGCCAGTAACTGGTTAAACATATTCCCACCACTACCGCCGCCGATGTAGGACCAGCGCCCCCACATGCGCAGCTTCCCTTGAATCCATATGGCCTCCAGCGTTTTCAGCCTGACCATTTCACCAGCTTTTCCAACCTCGGACGGGTTAATCATTATGCGTTCTCCACTATGCCAGCACGCCAATTGCCAGCGAACGATCCAGAAATCGAAACAGCAGCTCCAGCTGTGAGCCGTGCTTCTCCTCAAATGCCACGGTGTCAGCGTGCAACTCGTCGTGATGCGCTCTGCAAAGCGGCAACACAAACAGGTCATGCGCTTTTGTTCCCATTCCACCTTGTCCGTGGCCTATCAGGTGATGGGGATCATCTGCTTGTTTGTTACAGCAGACACACTGCTGAGACTTAACCCAGCGCGTCCAGCTCTCGTTTACCCAGCGGCGGCGCTTTGGTCGCAGCATGAATGATTCCGGCGTTTCAGGATCTACGCGAAGACCGAGAATTTTTTTCTGCACCACTTCCCTCGCCGCTGGCTCCGGCACAATATCGCTCTCCTTCATCACTGATTGATGCTTTATTTCCGGCAATCGCAGGGCTTTACGGGCCAGCGATTCAGGGATGACGTGCGCCAGATTGTTTATCACCAGCCACCAGCACAACTCCGGGATCGTCAGTTGATGGTCTTCGTTGAATCCCAGCTGTGAGCGGATGACCGTTATCAGCCAGGATACCAGGTTCTCACGCGCAATGCCTGCCAGCGTCTCTGTGTACTGATCACGCAGCAGGTTATCGCAGGCCCAGCAAAGGCGGATGCTGCCAGGCTCATGCCGGAACAACGTAAAATTTTCGCTGTGCCACGAGCCGTGCGGATACTGGCATTCAAAACGACGCTCCAGCTCGGCCTCCAGCGAGCTGATACCACCCGCGCGCAGAATGACGTCTTTGTTTTCGAAGACTGGCTTCAAAACCGGGTCTTCTGCCAGTGGCTGCGTGGCGGGAGGGATGGCGCCGGTTGCGTAGTCGCTGTATTTTTCCGGTGCAGGCTCAATCAGTACCCGCCCTCTCCTGAACATCGGCATGAGATCAGCACCTGGGCGAAGAAGAACAACGCCCATGCGTGGGGCAATCTCAGGGGTTAGTAGTGCTCTCATATCATCTCCACGTCAGGCAGCTGCACGAAAACGTCGGATAGTGATTTCTACTTTCCCTTTCTTCACTATGTTCCCCCACTCCACCAGCATGCGCTTAACCTGACTGTCGTCTTCCCAGACGCCTGTTAGAGTCAGGGCATCGAACAGCGCTTTGTTATAGTTATCGATATCCCGACGGCGCTGATCCGGCGGATACAACACTATGTGAACCTCGGCCAGATCAGAGGATGGCCGGGGAACGGCCCGCAGTTGCTCAATAATCGCCGCTCTCGCTGCCTGCTGGAACTTGCGCCCTGTCTCGCTTACCAGATGCCTGCCTTTCAGCGGTCCCTTGCTCGGGGCGCGCCAGTAACTATTTACGCTCGGTGGAAATGGTAAAGTCAGTTTCATTTAGCCCCCTTAAAGGATCGCTACAACGTCTTTTGCGACTTCCCGCGTACTGCTTTTGCAGGAGATCGAACGGCGCGCTTTGATGAATTGCAGGTTAAAACCATGCTCCCGGTACAGGTCGAGAACCTTCGGTGCAGATGAGTTAGAAATCACTACCCGAGCCCCACGGTGAAAGGCAGATACACATTGCTTCGCCAGGTCTACCTGGTTCTCCCAGCTAAAACCCCCAGCGACGTAGGCGGTGAATCCGGTTGTTCCCGGCATCGGTTCGTAAGGCGGATCGCAGTAAACCACATCCCCTTTCCCGGCCAGGCTGATAGTTCGGCGGTAGTCAGCGGTCATGAATACGCAGTTATGCGCCATAGCCGCGAAGGCTTTCATCTCATCCATCGGGTAATACGGAGCCTTGTAGCCTCCCCAGCCCACATTGAACTTGTTCGCCTGGTTGTAGCGCATCAGGCCATTGAAGCAATGCCGGTTGAGATACAGGAATGCAGCTGCGCGTTCAGTAGCATCCAGCGTCTGAGCGTTGAACTCGGAACGGATCAGCTCATAGCCCTCTGGTGACCGCATGTGCTCGAACATCCAGCGGGCCTTCAATTCCACTTCATCCGGCACCACCGCTAACATCTGGTACAGATTAATCAGGTCCGGATTAACGTCCGCCAGCAGGTAATCTGCGTGCTTTTCGCTGTTCAGGAATACCGACCCACCACCCACGAATGGCTCTATCAGACGTTTCCCTGCCGGGATTTGCACGAACAGGTCAGCCAGCTGGGTATACTTTCCACCAGCCCATTTCAGAAATGGCTTACTCATGAGCGGAACCCCGCTGGCACTGAATAATCCACGTCGGAATAACTGGACTTGAACGCCGTGTCTTGTTTAACCCACTTGCCGCCAGTCCAGGCTGGGCGTCCGGCGGCCTCCCATTTTTTGGCCTTGTCGAAATACTCGACGCAGTTCTCGGGAGCAAACAGCGTTTTGGGCCGCAGGTAATCGCTCATCTTCGGATCCTGAGCCCATTTCGCGTTCAGGTAGTCAACCACCAGCATCAGGTCTTCAGGGCTGTAATCTTCGGCCAGGCGTCCCCGGATATAACCCAGCGTCGTTTTGGTTCGTCCCCCCTTGCCATAGGTCGAGTTGGTTACCCGATTGAAATGATCCAGAACGAGATCTGCCGGATCGGTCTGGTCTGGTTGCAGCGCAACCGGACAAGAGTCTTTACCTGTAATCTCTGTAGTACTCTCTGTTGTATTCTCTGTAAGATCATCGTGCCAATTTGACCTGATGACAGCGGTTCGTTTTGACCCGGTGGAGCGTTTCACATTGACCTCTTCCATCGTGTCATTTTGACCTGATGGAGCGGCGCATTTTGACTTCTTCGATTTGGTCACTTTGACCTCATCTAAAAGCTCGCTCTCGTAGTTGATCGTGTAGTAGTTCGTCATGTCGCGCTGGGACTTGTTCAGCTGCTCAACTTTAAGCACGCCCAGGCTCTTCAGCCGGGTGAATGTGCGCTTCAGAGTGGATTCAGACCAGAACGGGAATTGCTCCAGCCATTGCTCTGTCGTGTTGTAGATCCAGCGTACGCCGTCACGCTCCAGCCCTGAGTTAGTCTCCTGCAGCCAGTAGTTAAGCTGCTGCAGCGCAATGGCTTCATTCAGGCCGATGCTATAGGCAAGGTCAGGATTGATGACTATCGGCCTTGATGGCATTAACAGGCTCATAAGACCCCTCTATTTCCCTGAATTTTCGTCTGAACTGCTCGAGGGGGCTGAAACACTCGTGCTTATACCCTTCGCGCAGGTATATAACGCGCTGTGTCTGGGGCTCCCAGCGTATGACCCTGACCGGGACACCGTAATGATCTCTGAACCATCGGTTGAGCTCTCGCATACTTTCTCCGCCTGGCCGTTAAAGTCCCCTACCACCCACTGAGCAAACTGGTAGCAGACAGGTTCGAAACCGCCTGGTACTCTTACCCCATACACGAACTGCACCGGTCCTGCTCCACCAGGAACTGGCCGCGCTACAAGTTGCGACCTGCGGTATTGTGTTGATAAACTGTTCATGCGTTAGTAATCTCCACTGATAACGACACGCCACGACGCCAGGAGCTGCAACTCGCTGGCGTCACTTCTTTTTGCGTGAAAATAACGTGATAATTGCGGCAATCTCTTCTTCCCGAGCTGCCAGGTGGCGGCGGTGATGCACCATGATTTCTTCGGCCTCGTGCCTTTCAATAACGCCATCTTCAAGTGCCTGTTCGATAATCTGATCAACCTGTCCTCTGGCGGCAGAGGTACGCATTGCCCGGCTGAACAAGTCCACGCGATCCAGCTCTTCCAGGTGCGGGACATCCACCAGCAGAGCACCACGGCGGCGAGCGAAGTAATCAGCCAGTAACGACGTGTTGGAAATGTCTTCCATCGCTTCCAGCTCGCTGACTTCGAAGAAACGACAGCCGTTTTTCTCGTAAAGGTTGTTGTTAAACTGCGTCACCGTCATTCCCAGTGCGCCAGCCATTGCTTCGCGCCCACCTGGATATGCTTTGCACATCGCTTTGACGGCTTCTTTGAGGTTTGGCTCTACCATCTTGATTTACCTTTTGTAGTTATCGAATAACCGCTTAAGCAGTACGATTATTTGCACTTGGTACGTCATCTGTTTGATAGCGACTTGGGTACAAAATGTGTAATTCGCTTATTTCTCCTCTAAAGAACTTGGCTAATCTCTCCGCCAGTTCGACAGATGGGACTTGCTCGCATCTTTCAATGCGGCTCAACGTTGCAGGATCTACCTGTACCCCGGTTGCAACGTGCAATAAGGTCATGCCATGCGATTTTCGCAATTTTCTTAATGGTGATTGCATAACGCCTCCTATTTTTGCGTATTACGCATGTTATTCCACGCTAGCGAATTGCGCAAGTTGCTTTGCACGAAACGCAAAAACAACATGTAATGAGTGAATGAAAATAGGATCTCGCATACGACAACTTCGCTTAGCGAAGAACATTAAAATCGCAGAGCTTGCAGAAGCTGTGGGCGTTGATGCTGCCAATATTTCCAGGCTTGAAACTGGTAAACAAAAGCAGTTTTCAGAACAGACACTTAACCGACTTGCTCAAGCTTTAAGCGTAAGTGTACCTGACCTATTTACCTCTGACGAAAATGATACTACTGTACATATAAACAGTGAAAAATATGCATCTCCCGTAAAGGATGTGGATGTATACAGAGTCGAGGTACTTGATGTGAGCGCAAGCGCCGGGGCAGGACATATACACGGTAGTGACGTCATAGATGTCATTCATGCTATCGAGTTCAGCAATGATCAGGCATTGGCAATGTTTGGTGGCAGGACTCCATCTGGAGTAAAGGTCATCAACGTTCGCGGTGATAGCATGGCCTCAACGATTGAGCCTGGCGACCTAATCTTTGTGGACGTAACTATCAATGAGTTCGATGGGGATGGGATTTACGTCTTTGGTTTTGATGGAAAAGTTTATGTTAAACGCCTGCAGATGATACCAGACCAACTGCTAGTCATCTCTGATAACCCTCGTTATAGAGAATGGAATATAACTAAAGAGAATGAACACAGATTCTATATCTATGGAAAGGTTTTAATAAGCCAGTCTCAGTCCTTTAAACGGCATGGATAGCATTCATCATCATAAACTAGGCCTCATTCGAGGCCTTTATTTTCGCCCTAAATTTGCGTTTTACGCACATAGCTATTGCGTTACTCGCAATTTATGATTATCTTCTACTCGTCGGCACATGACGAAATTTACGGACAAGGATGAACAGAACACAACATGGAAGCGCATTCCCCTTCTTTCCGGTGGGGATCGGTTTGTAACTGAAGGAGTGCGCTTCCAGTTGTGACGTGTACAAGCGTACCGCAGCGCCGGTCGACGCAATTTTTAATCCACCCGATAACGGTTTCTTGAGGGTAAACACATGTCTTCATGTTACGCAGTAGTTTTAAACGGTAATACCGAAATTAAATACTTCCCGTTCCACGACTCACGTAGCGCTGACGATGCTGAAGCTATGGCGGATGAGTGGCGCTACAAGGCGATCGACGCTATTGGAGCGGAAGAGTCTTCTCGCTTCCACTTGCGCGTAGTTCGCCCAAAGGTCGTTTTTCAGCTTCCATCCGGAGCCGTGGTGGAGTGTGACCTTGATGACGTAGACATCAACCCGCGAGCCTGCGCCGACCTGGATTACCACCTCTGCGCATTCGGGTTCAATCGTGGTCTTGACTATTGCGGTAACTGGGACTTAGACGGCGCTGAAATTATCGAATACATCGCATAACAGCTTCTTTTGGCGGCTATCTAGTCTTCCACCAGCCAAACAGGAGGAAGAGGATAATGTTCTGATGGGTAACCGCCCTTTTTACACAAGACACGAGAGCACCACCGAGTGACGGGCCCATAACCCAATCCGCTCGGGCGGATTTGCAGCCGCAGGTGCTCTTCTGTGTTGTGTGGAGATAACTAACTAATCCTTTGCAGAGGAAACAGAAATGAAATTATCAAAGTTACGTAACGCCATTGTCTATCGGGCTACTTTGCCCAGTATTGAAGCGGTTGAAGGGCACCTGCAGGAATTGCCCTACTCTGAACTTACAGAAACGGAGTTTGCGCGGGCTTCCTTCGTCCCTAATCCGATTACCGGCGAGCTGGTTACGCCAATTACTGGCGGTTATGCAATCGTGGTTCGCCGCGATGAAAAAATAATCCCCCAGCACGTCGTAATGAAAGAAGCCAATGAGCGTATCCAGCGCATCGAAAATGCGTGTGGTCAGAAATTGAAGCGCGCTGACCGTAACAACATTATACAGGATGCTAAGGTTCAGCTCTGCAAACAGGCATTCATCAAGTCGTCTCTGATCCTGGTCTTGTATAACACTGAAGAAAATCTTCTGATCATTAATTCCGCCAATAAAAATATTGCCAATTTAGTCGGGGCGATGCTGGTTAAAGTGATTGGCTCAGTCAAAACAGTCACGATCAACATCAGTGATATCAAAAACGGCCTGACAACGCGCCTTAAAAACCATCTGGATGGCGAAGAATCAGCCTTTGCCGGGTTTGAGGTCGGTGATTATGTCCAGCTATCCCGCCTGGCAGAACAGAAAGAAGTTATTCGCTACTCTGCGGAACACACTTCCGTTACCAGTGAAATTCTGGAGAGCCTGAACACAGGTTTTATCGTCGATAACATGGAATTAAGAGGCTGCGGCGTCTCTTTTCTGCTTACAGATAAGTTCCATTTCCGGCGGATCGATACCAAGGATAATGATTATTCTGATGATGACGACAAAGCCTACCGCTGGCGTCACCAGGCAGGTACGGACATGTTCCAGCTCTGTAAAGTAATTAACCAGCTTTGTGATCTGCTCGCCTACAAAGAGCCCGAAGAACAAAAACCAGCAGCCTGATTAGAACAGCAGCAATTACCCCATTCTCATGGGTTGGGTTGCTGCACCCTAAATTTACGCGTTGCAGCGTGTCAGATGGAGAACAAAAGATGGCTAAGACAGCAAATCAACTGATTAAACAGGCGTACGAAATAGCCAAAACTATGCCACCAGCACAGGCAGCAATCATCAAGGAACTGGCTACCGTCCTCGATGTTTCGAATGTAGCTCTGCGCCAGACGCGCACCGAACGTGACGCCCTTCTCGCAGAGGTCAAATCATGGGCGAAAGAGTGTGATCGTCTGACCGAGCGACACACCAAGAATCGCACAAATATGCATGTTCTAGAGGCTATGCGCGATTTGAAAGCAATTTGCCCCACCAGCTTCCGTAACGTGGAGGCTCTCTGATGGCTAAAGACTCAAAGCTTGTATACGGCGCCAACGGCAAAACCAACGTTCTGATGTTCGAACCGGAAAAGCTGCATCTTGTTACCGACAAAACCCATCTTCTCTACGATGAACGTATCAACCTGCCGATCGACGAAGGGATGGTACTGAACATCAAGGAGCTGGGTGTACTGGAGCCTATCATCGTCTGGAAAGACCCAGAAACAGGGCTCACCTGCGTAGTTGCAGGCCGTCAGCGCGTTAAGCATACGCTGGAGGCAAATAAGCTCCTTTTGAAAGAGGGTAAAGCCCCACGGCTTGTTCCTGGAGTCGTTAAGCGCGGTTCAGCAAATCAGATGGCTAAATACATGGTCAGCGAAAACGAAATTCGCCGACCTGATACACCGCTTGGCCGGGCTAAAAAAATGTCAGACGCGCTCGACCGCGGGCTCGATGAGGACGACGTTGCGGTGTTGTTTGGCTGCAGCGTTCAGACCGTTCGTGCAACGCTTTCCCTTCTCGATGCCACCCAGGCCGTCAGGGAAGCGGTGGAGGCTGGCACAGTTACCGTTACCCAGGCGCGTCAGCTGGCATCGCTTAAACCCGAAGAACAGCGGGAGAAAGTCGCTGAAATCGAAGCGGCAACTTCTGGCACAACCGGCCATGAAAAAGCCAGGCGTCAGCGCGCTGTGCTTGGCGAAACTAAGCCACGTCTCAAAACACGCAAAGAAATCACAAAAGCCCTCGAAGGTGCCAGCGGTGAATACGCGGCGGCTCTGCGCTGGGTGCTTGGGGAAGCGCAATGAATTTTGAACCTGAGAATTACAGCAAATACACCCTGCGTCGGCTCGCCGCCCTGTTAGATGTGATCTGCTGGGTGCTGATTGCCGTAGTAACCGTTGGTATCTGCATGTTTATTGAATGGTGGACAGCATGAACATAAAAGAGATCGGGAACGTGTTTCACTGTGATTGCGGATTTTCCTGGCATCGCGGTAAAAACGGTAACCATAACTGCGCTGATGGTTTGCGTGAAAAGGTACGGCAACTGGCGGCGGAGAATATGGCGCTGAAGAACGCCATTACAGACCATAGTCATTCGGTTCACTTCTACGAGGTTTGCGGAAAGGATGATCCGTGCAGCACTGACGATGTTTGTTATGCGCTGAAAAATATCCCCGCCACCGATCGCATCGTAGCCGAAGCCGAGGCGCGCGGAGTTGAGAAGGCCATCGCCCACCTGGAGAAGAAGTTCAGCAATATCGGCGTGCAGATCATGAATTTGCAGTGGCTGGCAGACTCGCTGCGCGAGGGGGACGGCAAATGAGCATCGCCACTTATCTCAATACCGGTTTAGCCATTCTTGGATGGGCATACATCATGGTTAAAACAGGCCAGTGGATTACCAAAAATGCTCTGAGGCAGTGGGACAAGCGTCGAAAGGAATCTCGCCGCCAGAAAGCTGTGAATGAGTTTTATGACGCCTTTGAGCTTAACAGCCTGGAACCTGGCTCTACCGTTCGCCTGGTCACTAAAGGCGACCTGACAATCATGATGTTCCGCAGTGAGGGGGCGACAAATGATAACCGGGACTACTAACTATGACGATGTGGCAGAAGTCCGCTGCAATTTGTGCGGCGGTTATTACAAAGCCGACGATCCGGAAAGCCACGAATGCGATGAAGAAGCCCTTGACGAAATTGAGTGTGATATCTGCGGTTTCAAAAGCACAGACCCGGACGGCGCTCACTACTGCTGCGAGGATAACTCCGATGACTGATATCACCAAACTGGCGAGAGAGCGCCTGGAAAAAATTAAATCATGGCGTGGAACCTATGGAGCTGGAAGCAACGTAATGCTGCCAGCAGAAGAAGCTGAAGCGCTGGCCCGCATAGCACTGGACGCAATGGACAGAGACCAGGTACGCAACGAGCACGCCGAGTGGTCACAGGCAACTTTCGGCAATGTCGGCCCGGTTGGCCCGCTGAAGCACCTCAGCAAAGAAGCGCTGGAGGCCGCAGCGGCACCAGACGACCTTTCAGAGTGGGCGGATATGCAGTTCCTGTTGTGGGACGCTCAGCACCGTTCCGGTATTGCAGATGAGCAGATTACCCAGGCGATGATCGAAAAGCTGGCGGTGAACAAGCAGCGCTCATGGCCGGAACCAAAAGACGGGGAACCAAGGCTGCACATCAAAGAACGACCTCGTAAAAAAGTAGATCGCTGTGATGTTTGTACTGAAGGGGCTCGCGGTGGGTGTGGAACGTGTATTTTTAACGGTAATTTTGAATGAGGTGCTTATGACTTCTACAGATTTTATGGAAGAGAAAGAAGTATTCGAATTACTGGGCAAGAAAAAAACAGCAGTATGGCGTTTACGTAAAGATCACGGGTTCCCTCCCCCCGTCCTCACTTATCCTACGCGTTATAGCCGCAAGGCAGTAACACGCTGGATAGAGGAGGGAGGGATTAATCGACAAATATGATAATTAGTAATTTATTTAATTATCATCATTCAACATTTGATCAAGGCTTTCCATGCATCTCGGCAAGCCTTGCAATCCTTCATGATCAAATGATATTTTTTCTTTTTTGAGAGTAAATTTATGCGGGACTTCGATAATTCTATAAAAATCAATCGGGGTCTCTCTTTTAGAGAGAGACATCATAACACTGAAAATAGTTGTATACTTACAACGAAGACCAAAAGTTATTTCGGACAGATATATTGATGAATTTTGCAAACCAACATCCGATAACATTCGCCACTCTTCTTCATACTTCCACGGTTTAGCCTTTCTCAAAAATATATCATGCTCTATTTCTGTCTTTGCCTGCTGATCCCCGGCTAACATTCTATGTATCTGACTAATCTTTATCTCTCTAGATTCACTTGTATAGCTTATTGGTCTTATTTTATTAGCAACGTTTTCAGGTATAGAATAACCTAAGCAAAGGCCTTTATGGTTATCAGCATAGTGAGCCCACATCAACGGACACTTATCTTTTTTTGACAAAGAAAGCACCCCTCTGTTATACCCTGACAATATAATATCCCCAATCGTATTAGCTAATACTTGTTCGATAGTCGGAGAATTATAGTCGTATAGCCCAAACGAAAACTCAGAATAGATACCTGAAATTATTTTATCCGTTTCACTCATGCTTAAAAGAGAAATTTTGTCAGTGGTTTTTGGACCTTTGTAACGTAGGTTTTTCGCAGCTACCTTTAATTTCTTTTCAGAGTTTTGCTGTAGAAGCGTTGAAAGAATACTCCGTAACTGCTCCTCATCATTCACATCATCAAATATTGTAACTTTGCAATCTAACGGATCATTAAATTGGATTGGGTTTGCAAAATACAAGTAATCATCAATTATCAACTCCATACAATCATCGTTAAAACTTTTATATTTAAATAATTTATTAGGAGTTTGCATATTGAGACCTTTGATATGTGATTAACATTAACTTAACTTTGTTTTTTTACATGCCAAAAAATTTTATCTGCATAAAGTTCATAAGCTTCTTTCTGTTCCACCAGCCAATCATGTTTATTATACACCGCCATCACTCCCCCCAACTCATGGCCCAGCATCTTTTCGGTGACGTGAGGCATAACCCCTTCCCCTGATAAATTTGTCACCAGCGACCGCCTGAAGTCATGTGTTCTCCACTCTGGTATATCAATTTTATCCCTTAATTTTTTCATATAGAGATTTGCTGACGAGCGATCTATCGGCTTGTCCAGTTCCTGGCCAGGAAACAGAACATCGTTTCCTGCATTGAGGAGTCTTTCAACGAAAGGTTTCACCTGATCGAACACCGGTCGACGGATAACGTTACCCATCTTGGAATGCTCTCCTGGCGTCGTCCAGATAAGATCATCCATGTTGAATTCGTTGGCGGTAGCCAGGCGCAGCTCTGATAATCTGGCTCCCCAAAGCAAAAGCAGCTGATGAAGCACCTTGTTGGAGGTAACGATCTTGTTGTTCTCCAGCGCCAGCCAGATTTTTGCCAATTCGGTATACGTGAGAACACGGGTACCCACATCAGGTTTTTTGCCAATGGTCTTAACGCTAAGCTTCAGGACCTCGCACGATGGGATCAACTGGCGGCTGATACACCAGTTCATGACGGAACGTAGCTGTAGAAGAAGCACCCTGGCCTTTTTGCTGTTCTTCTTTTCCTGCTTATCAAAGAAACGTACCCATGCCGAAACAGGAATGTTTACTACCGGAGCGTCCGGGAATTCTGTGTACATCGTGTTGTACACAACTGACTTGTACAGCATCTGAGTGTTCGGCTTCAGCGTTTCAACATACTTGCTCCACCACTGATCCAAGCACTCTTTGAGAGTCAGCTCGCCATCTTCTTTGGCAAAATAATTTTTCGGGTTTAGCCCCTTGAGGTACAATTCGCGCATCTCACCGACGACAACGCGCGCCTCCTTGAGAGACATAGCGGGATAGCGGCCAATGGAGAGGCGAACGGGCTTACCGTTCCAGCGATAACGAAACTGGAATGTGATCGTGCCTGTGGGAGTGATGCGTACACTCAGCCCGTCACCATCTGTGACCTCAGCTGCGCCGCTGTATGGCTTAGCATTGATGCTACGGAGTTTGGTATCACTAAGGGCCACGGCTCTGTATCCTGTACACACTGAAATTCTGCATTCTGTACTCAATGTGTACGCAATGGCAAGTGAACGAAGTGATTTTCTAAGCGAATTGATGCGAACGGAAAGGAAATAAAAGGAATGAAATGCTTGATGATACGGGGAATGATAGGATAACATGCAACACAAGCTGAACGCTTAAAAATCAGTAAGTTCTATGTCCCCTTAGTTAAATGGATATAATTGATAACTTATATAACTTAATGTATTTATTGGAAAATAAAGTAAATTAATACCTTTTTATGTACTCATATATGTACACATATTTTGAAGGCTTTATATAACCGGGCATTCGTCATCATTACGGCTAGTGCGGTTGATGACGAATGTCACTATTCCTAACACTACCACATCGTCCAATGCCTCGCCTTCCAGCGCCTCACCATCCCGTGTAATAAATGCGTACCCCATAACTTTCGCAAAATCTGTACCGCCGGAGTACTGGATTAATACAGTGTCCTGCTGCTTTGGTTTAACGGAGAAATCCACGACGGCATAGCCTGTTTCTGTTACTACAACCCGAGTATTAGGGCCGGTACCGCAGAGTTTATCGACGGTCAGACGCCCTTCTACATAGTCTGATGCTGGCGATGGAAATCCCACGTTATAGCCCTCCGTTCGGGTTGTATAACTGGAACGTGCGCTCATCGCCTTCCTGCGTTGAGACATCCCGGAATGTCGTCACATAGTGCTCTATCCACTGGTTAGCCTGCCGTGGCGACCAGTGCCAGTTAACTTTTGCGAGTTCCCGGATAAAACCGGACGTTGTCACGGTGCGGCGGCCATTAGGCTCAATGACAATTGCCTGACGCCAGGCTATTTCGATATCTGAGTTTCGCGGCATAATCTCACACCATAAAGAACTGTTTTTATATACAGTAGTTTTATTGAGGCTTAAGATCAAGTACGATTGCGGCCATCAATTTACTTGACAGCCGATGTTACTGAATCATAAGACTTTATTGGCATTTAACCAATGAATCCCATCAGTTGTCGTGTTCGCTAAAGCACTGGAGTATTCGGCGTCAAGAAGTCTTGGTTGCTGACCTCCTTGATACACCTGCCTTTCAATAAGAGAGCTATTAAGTCTTACCTTATTTTTGTTGGTGATTTTTATTAATTCTCCTGAAATATCTTTATGGATACCCTTATCAATAAAAACAAATTCTGCCCCATCCATGTGATAACTGCTTTCAAGATTCTCAAAACGCATACTGGATAATTGAGTGCTACCAGTCGTATTTTTGAATTTTACGCCAATGCCTTTTCCGTTACCCTTAATTTTAACAGCGTTAATAACATTGTTTAATGATGCTGAATTCATTCTATTAAGAATGATCCCGTTAGAGCCCGGATTATCTATATGGCATACGGAAATAACAGCATCTCCGCATGACTCAAGGAAAATACCAGAACCTTTAGCATTTTTTATTATACTGTTGCTAACAATCACATTACGCGATTCCCCAGAGTTGAAACGCCCACCGCTATAATCGTTACCAAAAATATCAATCCCGTTATCGTTTGTTCCATCTACTGTGCAAGAACTGATGATAACTCCATTTGGCCTGTCGATGCTTATACCTATGTATCCGCAATTCTCTACTCGACAGTTTGTAATATTACTGTCAACTGGTCCGTTATTGCTTTTAGATGAGCGAAGCCCTATTCCTATTCCGCCGTTACCTTTTCTTGCTGGAGGATTTATAGCATTAACGTTATCTATCGTTAGTCCTCTAGAGCCGATAATATTAATGCAGTTTATTGCCCCATCAACGTTTTGTGAGTTACCATCAATCCTTACCCCTGAGATTATGACATCTGATAATTCTTCATCATCCCAGTTTGTTATGATTGAACCAACACCGGAATAGCTTCCAGGCAATAGCCTTATAGTTCCAACACCAATGATTGCGCACCCTGGAAGCAAGTTAATGCAACTTCCACCTTTAGACTGCGCATTTTTTATTTCAGGTGAATCAGGGTTAGGTGCCACGTTGTAAACTCCTGCTGGAAGAAACAGCTGCACCCTCTCATTGATGGCGTTCTGTATGTACTTTGTGCAATCAGCGCTCGGATCTGACGCATTAAACGATGCAGGCAGGAAGCTCCTGATGCTAGCCATGCCAGTTTGTGAAATCTCAGATGACACCTTCAGGTAGGCCGGAGCCTGTTGAGGGGATGATTTCGCTTGTGCAGATAGTGCCAGAAGTCCTACTGCCCCAGCGCCTGAAAGTAAGAAATCTCTCCTGTTTTTCAT